CAAATCTGATCCTGACCGGCAGCATCCGGCGGCCGATCAATATCCGCGACGAGGACTGGTGGATGAATCGCCGCGCCCCGGCGATCACGTCGTCGGTCCCGGGCGATCTGGTCTACGTGCCGAGCTGGCCCAACGGCGAGATCAAGTTCTGGCCCGTGCCCCTGACGGCGTACAGCGTGGAGTTCCTGCTGCAGACGCTTCTCGCCGGGCTGCTGGCGACGGATACGTTCGATCTGCCGTTCGGCTATCAGGCGGCGATCCGGCTGACGCTCGCGGAACTCTGCGGGCCGTCCTTCGGCCAGGTCGTCTCAGAAGACACGAAGCGCGCGGCGCGCAACGCCCGCGCGGCCGCGTATGGGACGAACGATGTCGTTCCCAACATCAGGACGCGCGACGGCGGCATGCCGGGCGGGCGGGGCGGCGCGGGCTATGACTATCGAACGGGCATGGTGAGCTGATGAAACGACTGATTCTCCTTCTCGCAGTGCTCCTGGCGCTCGCGCCGCGCGCGCAGGCCCAGGGCCTCGGCGCTCCGCAGACCGTGTCCGTGCAGGACTCCGGGACGGCCTGTTCGGTCGCCTTCACCTGCGCGACCTTCACGGCCGCCGGCGTCGCGGTCGTGCCGAGCCTGACGCTGCAGGTCTCGGGCACCTGGACGGGGACGCTGACATTCGAAGCGACGGGCGACGGCGCGAACTGGGTGACCGTGATCGGCGTCAACGTGACGAGCGGCGCGCAGGTCACGACCACGACGGCCTCGGGCTTGTTTGCCTTCGCCAACGTGGGGATCGTCGGCGTGCGAGCGCGGGCGACCGCGGCCATGACGGGATCGGCCTTCGTCGCGGCCGCGCGCGGCTCCGCGGTGGCGCGGCTGCTCGTGCCGGGCTCGAGCTTTGCCGGGACGTTTGCCGCGAACGCGCTCTGCCTCGACGTCGCGAATACGGACGCCTGTCTCCAGCGGCAGGCGTCCGGGATCGTCAACCTCACCGCTGGCGTCGGCGGGACGACGTTCTCCCGCGTCAACTTCGGCACGGCGATCGCGTCGAATCCGTCGCTCCGGCGCAATGGCACGTCGCTCGAGACGATTCTCGCCGACGCCTCGGCGTACACGACGCACAGCGCGCTGACGTTCAACGCGCAGGCGGCCGGCTCCTTCTTCTGGACGACGCGCTCGATCTTCATGGCGCCGGCCGATGGGCAGGTGACGGTGACGAACAACGCGGGGACGGCCGGCTTCCTCTTGGATGGGGCGACGGACGGCGTGCTGAAGGTTCGCAATCGTGCCGGGACGGCGGGGACGGGCACCGTCGACTACGGGAACAAAATCTCGGCCACCGGCTTCGTGTTCGCCAACATCGCCGCGGTGCTGACGGCGAACGGCGACATGGCGTACTGCTCGGACTGCACGCTGGCGAATCCATGTGCCGGTGGAGGCTCGGGCGCTCTCGCGAAACGGCTGAACGGCGTGAACGTGTGTAACTGAATGCCGGCGTATCCCGCGTTTGTCGGCGGCAGCTATCCGGCGCAGGCCTGGTCGGCCGATGTCGAGCGCACCGTCAACTTCTTCGTCGAGAAGCACGCCTCACCGGGCGCGAGCTCGCCGGCGGCGCTGATCTCCACGCCGGGCTTTCAAGTCTGGAGCCAAGGCGGGGCGATCACCGACGTCGTTGGCCGCGCGACGAAGTTCGTCGCCGGCCGGCTGTTCATGGTCATCGGCGCCGGCTTCTACGAGTTCGATGCGGCCGGGGTCAGCACGAAGCGCGGCAACCTCGCCCAGGACGCGAACCCGGCGCAGATCGCGTACAACGGCCTCGTGGGCGGCCAGCTGCTGATCGCCTCGGGCAGCAACGGCTACTGCTACGTCCTCGCGACGAACGTCCTGACGCTCGTCCTCGTGGGCGATTGCACGATGGTCGTGTACTGCCAGGGGTTCTTCCTGGCGTTCAACATTGCCACGGGCCGCGTGCGTCTCTCGGCGCTGAACGACGGCACGACCTGGCCGGGCGCGCAGTTCTTTCAGCGTTCGCTCTTCGGCGACCCGTGGCAGGCGATGTTCGTCGACGGCAACAACCTGATCTGGCTGCCCGGGCTCGAGAGCTTCGAAGTCTGGAACAACACGGGGACGGGGACGCAGCCGTTCGCACCGCTCTCCGGCCTGACGGGGCTCTACGGCATCGCGGCGCCGTTTGCGTTCTCGGTCACGCCGACGCCGACCTGGCTCACGCAGAACGCCGACGGCGCGGGGGTGCTGGCCTCGCTCCGCAGCGGCGGCATCCAGCCGCTCTCGAACTACGCCTTCAGCACGAAGGTTTCGATGTACGCGCGGACCGGGAAGATCACGGACGCGGAGCTGCTGCCGTATCAGGATCAGCAGCACACGTTCCTGACGCTGGCCTTTCCGACGCCGGGCGCGACGTGGGCGTACGACTACGAGGGCGACGGCTGGGCCGAACGCGGCAAGTGGAACGTCGGCCGCGGCGACTACGACCTCTGGGCGCCGCGGACGCACGTCTACGCCTTCGGCAAGCATCTCATCGGCGACCGGTCGACGGGCACCGTGTGGCACATGGACACGAGCTTCGCCACCGAGACCGATGGCACCGGGATCCGCGTGCTGCGCCGCGCACCGGCGATCACGCGGGAGGGCAAGCGCCTGCCCGTCGATCGCCTGCAGCTGCTCATGGACACGGGCGTCGGGCTCGCCGGCGTCGGCCAGGGCAGCGATCCTCAGATCATGTTGCGCGTGAGCGGAGACGGGGGCCGCACCTGGGGGAGTGAACGGCGAGCCGGCTTTGGACGAATTGGGGACTTCAAGCGTCGGGTCTTTTGGACCCGATTGGGCGCGTCTGAGAATTTGGCCATCGAAGTTACCTGCTCCGATCCGGTCCCGAAACGAATCTCCGCCGCCTGGATCAATCCAACCGAAAACGAAGGTCAGGTCGCCGCGTGATGCGCGCGCCGCTGATTCTTCGCCTGCTGGCTCCAGGTCGCCCAGCGGACATTGCCGGGCTCGTAATGGCCGTCGTTGTTGATCCGGTCGAGCGTCAGCCCAGGCGGGCGAGGCCCCACGTCCGCGAGGAAGTTTCTGAAGTCTTGCCAGCGCTCGCAGACACGGATGCCGCGGCCCCCATAGTGTCGGTAGTTACGGTGGTCGGGATTCGTGCACCGCGCCAGCATGTTGCACCAGGCGATGTATTCCGGGGGCAGATGACGTTTGGGCGCCCGCCGGTCGCGCGCGTGGCCGTGAATCGTGCTCCGCTCGCGCGAGAGTTCTCGATTCAAACATCCGCACGATCGGACCATGCCAGCTTTCACCGAATCGGCGCGCACCGTCTTCTCGGTGCCACACGAGCAGCGGCAGACCCAGTACCTATGTTTGCCGCGCAGCGGACCGATGGCGATGATCGTCAGGCGATCGAAGCGTTGGCCGATCATGCGGTCAATTGTACCGCCGGGAGGGCGGCGTGACCCATGCCGAAGATTCTCGACCCGATCCCCGTCGACGCGGCGATTGTCGAGGGCCGCGGCGTCATCACCACCTTCTTCCGCTTGCGGTGGGAGCAGCTGCGTGCGCTCTTTCAGCTCTCGCCCTCCGTGGCGCTTATCCAGAGCGATCTGAATCAGAGCGCGACGGTCGTGACGACCAACGCGTACACGACGGCCTCTGGGGGGCGCTTCCGGGTCAGCTGGTATCTGCGGAAGACGGTCGCGGACGGCGTCAACAGCTCGCTGACGATCACGCTGGGCTGGGTGGAGTCGGCGGTCGCGCTGACGGAGCCGCAGGCGGCGCTGGTGACCGACACGATCTTTGCCGAGCAGAACGGCTCGGTGACGGTGGAAGCCGATCCGAACAGTGCATTGACGTTCGCGATCGCGTACGCGAGCAACACGCCGGCGAAGATGCGCTTCCGATACACCGTGATCGTGGAGCAGATCGCGTGAGCGCCGCAGGATGACCGCCAACCTCTCGCCGTCGCGGACGCGCCTCACGTGGCCGTCACTCGAGGATGGCATTCGTCGCAC